ACTACCATTTTCCCATATTGTTTCGAATACTGTTCCTACTGCTGTGTTGTATCCAAATTTTTGAACTCCTGAAAAATTAGGAATGTTGCCTCTTTGAATAGCAAGTCCTAATGGCATTGGTGTTAGATGGTTTATACTCATTTTTTCTTTCTTGGTTTATATTTTTTAATAGCTTGTGAGATGAAGATGTTTTTATATAAAGAAACCTTTTTGCCAAACTTCTTATCAGCTTTTCTTTTAGCTGATTTATATGCTTTAGACTTCTTATTAAAAGATTTAGGTTTCCCTAATCCTTTAGGTCTTGGTTTGGCATATATAGGTTTCTTCTTCATTACTTCTTCTTTTTCTTTTTGTATGCTTTAGCTTTTTTCTTTCCAGCTTTTGTGTATGGAAATTTTTTACCTCTTACATATGGCATAATAAACTCCTATTTGTTTGCGTTTCTCATTATACTAGCCAAACTCTCACATCTTTTTGTGGTTTGTTTGTGCCAATTACTGTCTATCATTTCTTCACTAGCTTTTAAATAGTTTTTTTGTTTTATAGCTTCCCACATCTTCTTAAATTTCATAACTCGTGGTTTGCCTAATTGAAAACACATTTCAACAATTACACCAAAAACTATATGATTGTGTTCTATATCTCTTAATAATTCTCTAGCTGAATCTAATGCTATTTTAAAATCATTATCAAAAACTTCTTCAAGAACCTCTTTAGGATAAGTAACACCCTCAACAAAGTTATCAGAGGATAATACCAAGTGGCCAAAACCAATAGTAGCAAAGCCCAAGCTATCGGAATACACAGTATCCCTAAACCCCTCGTGTTCTTTAATTCGCTGTTTAATTTCTTCCATATATTATTTTTCCAATGTTTTAATATATTGATGAATTTTATCATAATAAAGCAAGTGAGTATGTGGTGTGGAGGTAATACCCACTTGCAAGAGTTTTATATCATTTTTTGGGGTAATATTAAATGATTTATTCTACTAAATCCCAAGTCTGATTTGTTTCATTCCATTTATAATTTTGACCATCTGTAGGATAAGCAACTGGTGCTTCCCATTGACAAGTAGTTTGATCTAATATCCAACTATCAAAAGGTTTTGGTGGAATAAAAGCATCTTTAGATTGATCATATCTAAAACCAACACCAGCAAAGTTTTTTCTAAATGGTGTACCACCTAATTTATGTTCTCCAGCATAAGTGTTAAAAGAAGTTTGTTTCCAAATATCTTTTGTTCCATAAAGATTATTTATAAAATCTACACCAGCTTGTTCATTAGGTGCATCATTATCTGATATAACAATAACCTTTTCTACTATGTTTCCTTTACCTAATTTTGAAAAATGTGCCATTATGCTGTGTAACTCCCTGATGAATTATATATTAAAATTGTATCTGAACCAGATGTTGTAACTGTTGGAGAACCTGTTGTTGTACCAGAATAATCAGCAGTTGGTAATCTTAAAATTACTACACCAGAACCTCCTGAAGCTGGAGAACCAGCACCAGATTGATTTCCACCTCCACCTCCACCACCTGTGTTTGCAGTTCCAGCAGTTGCATTTGTGGCAGAATCAGCTTTAGCACCATTTCCTCCACCACCTGTTCCTCCTGATTTAACAGTTTGATCAAATTGTCCTGCACCACCGCCACCTCTTGTAACGGCTGAACCAGTAATTGAAGATGATAAACCATCTCCTCCAGTAGAATCTCCATTTGTATCTCCAACTTCTCCAGCACCACCTCCGCCACCTCCAGCTGAAGCACCAAGTGTTCTATTTCCATCTGCACCATTATAACCTTGATTAGCAGTAGCAAAACCTCCTGTGAAATCGTTATTATTATAAATTACAGCACCACCTCCACCAGAACCTCCATCTTGACCAACACTTCCACCACCAGCACCTCCACCTATTGAAATTACTGAAACATCTTTTCCTATAATTGAACTATCTTCTCCATTTACTCCAGTAGAACCACCAGCACCAACAGTAATTGTATATGTTTCTCCTTGAATTAACTCAGCTGGAGTTTCTGTACTTGCACCTCCACCAGAAGTTTCTGATGCGTAAGAGTTTCTGTAACCACCAGCTCCTCCACCGCCTCCACCTTTACTTTGTATTTTTCCACCACCACCTCCACCAGCAATTACTAAGTATTCTGTAGTAATGAATTGTGGAGTTTCTATAGATACATTATCATCAGAAGTTGGAATCCAACCTTGTGTTGCACCAGAATAAACTATTGTTACTGATTGATTATTTGTATTATAAATTGGATAAGCTGAATTACTATCAGTTGTATTTCCTTGAAAGTTTAAACTATTTGTATTTAAAGTAACTGCATTAGTTCCCCAAGTTCCAGCATAATCTGAAAATTCTATTGTATCTCCAACACTTGCTGAAGCTGGAAGTGTAACTGTTACTGCACTACTTGTTGTATTAATCCAATATCCCTCTCCAGCTACTGCTGTAAATGCAGAAGTTTTAATTGAAGATTGCCATTGAGTACCACCTCCTCCAGCATCTCCAAAAGATAAATTTCCAGCACCATCAGTTTTTAAAACTTGATCTGCTGTTCCATCTGATGTTGGATAAGATAAACCATCTATAATAACTTTACCTGTTCCATCAGGTGTGAATGTAATATTTCCATTTGAAACTGAAACTATTGAATTTCCATTAACATCTAAATTACCACCTAATTGTGGTGTTGTATCATCTACTAAATTAAAATCTGCAACTACTGTACTATCTAACCAGTTCACAGTATTAGCTGAATAATCAAATTGTGCTAAAGATATATCATCTGTCCCGTCAAAAAATTTTAAAGTTGGATTTGTTGCGTTGGTTACATCAAGCCAAACAGTACCAGCAACTGCTGAAGTTGGTCTTGATGTTCCTGAGTTAGATGTATTGATAGCTTCTAATACAGAGTTTAAATCTGATCTGAAACTTGGAAATGATTGGTTAGCTATATCGTAATCGTGTTGTGCCATGTTGTTCTTATACTCCTTTTAAAAGCCTTTTGCAATATAATCAAATGTACGACTTATTGCTGTACCACCTGAATTTTTGAATGTTAGGTCAAAGCCATTTATTGTTTTATTTTCTACTACAAAGAAATCTCCAGTAGCAAGGTCTTCGCCTGTAATTCCAACAGCATAATTAACAGATTTGAATGGATTTGTAAATGTTACAGTATATGTTCCAGCACCAGAAGTTATATCATTTCCACTAAATATTCTATCAGGCATATCTACTGTTACTGTTACTTGTTGAACTACAGGTGTTGAAGCACCATCTCTTGAAATTAAAACAACTCTGAATTTAAGGTATCTTGCAGTATAGTTTCCTATAACGAAGTTTTGAAAAGCAGTATAAGTAATATCGTCATCTGATGTTGCTATTTCTAAATGTGCTTCAGAGTTAGCTGGTGCATCTCCATCAAAGTTTGAGGATTGGCTATCAAATAACCCTGTTCTACTATCAAATAAATCATCTGGGTTTGAAGCAGTTTGTTCTAAATTTGCAGTAACTCTAACTGTATGTTTAGCACCTATATCAACAGTATTTGCAAAAATATAATTACCACTTGAAACAAAGTCAGCATTGGTTGCACCTGAATCAAAAAATCTATCTGTATCATCATCAAATAATCCACTAGCTGAATCAAATAATTCTGATGAATCTAATTGAATTGAATCATCTACAATAACTGTATTATTAGTTGTTCCAGTAAAATCAGGGTGTTCACTAATTGTTGTAATAGCATTATGATTAACTGTTTCAGTTACATTTGAAATAATTGCAGTTGCGTTTGAACTAAAGTTTCCTAATTTATCGACAGCTTTTATGAGGTAAGTTCCAGCCCTAGCGGGTACGGAAATACTTGTGGCTGGTCGAGATACTTTAGAAACTAAATTAACTGAGTTTTGCCAATCAGCAGTTCCATTTGTAGATGTTGAATATCTTAATTGATAGTAAGCTAAATCTAAATCAGGTATTTGATTCCAACTTAGATGTGCTTCTTGTCCAACAATGTTACATGAAAAATCTTCTACATCACTTGGTGGTGCAATAGCACCTACTATTGTTCTTTGTGCTGTTACATAAGTTGATGAAACTTGGAGAGTATTGACGGCTTTAACTCTTACATCATAAGTATCTTGGTCAATTACATTTAAAACTCTATGCTTTAATCCACTACCTTGTGCGTAAATAATATAATCTGAATCTGTACTTTTTTTGTATTCAACTTGGTAATAATCAACAAAGCTATCAGTAGATGCACCAATAGTTATATTTAATGCAACAATAACTGTACCATCATTATATTCAATTAATTCATCATCTAAAGTAACACTTGCTGGTGGCTGAACAGTAAATGGATTAGGAAGTGTTGTAGTTGGAATTGTAGTTGCTTGTGTTTTAGTTGCCCAAGTATAATGACTATCTTGATGTTCAACTAAACTTAATCCAACAGTATAATCATTGTTAAAAGTAATTCCTAAAACTCTAAATGGTTTAGCAGAAAAACCTAATGATGAATGTGTAATATTAACTATATCTCCAATATTTAATTCATAACCTTTAAAAGCTACATTTAAAGATAATCCTAAAGCCTCTCTTGATCTTCTAAGTATTACTTCTGCCATTTCTTCAGCTTGATACTGACTTGTTATTGTTGGAAATTGAAATCTACCCTCTAACAAAAATCCACCATCAGCAGTTTTCATTGTTGCGTGTTGATCTGCACTTGGTAATCCTGAATCATCTATTGGTGGAAACTGAACTTCATCAACTTGATAGTTTCTATCAGGGTTTATGAATGAACAAATAACTCTATTGTATCTTTCGTTTTTTTGTGGGATTGCTAAAGTATAACCACCTATAATATCGTCTTCAGTTAATGATACTGTTGCTGTTCCTGTTGTTTCAATAATTAAACTGTATTTACCTTGTGAGAATGGAATATAACCTCTACAGCCTTTAATCATTTCTCTTAAATTATCTATAATAGTTCTTGATGTATCTACTGCTGTATTACAATCAAATATATTAATATTACTTGCACCTGAATATGGCTCTACTTGGGTTTCACAAACTTGTGAAGCATCATAAAAACTTTGTAAATCTATTTCAGAAGTTGATAAACCTTTTCCATATCGTGTATCTGTTAAATAATCTAAAATGCACCATGCTGGGTTTGTTGAATAACTTGCAGATTGTTCTACTAAACTTGCATTATAAGTTTTTACTTTTTTACCTTTTATTCTAGCTTGTATTTTAGGAAGTCCACCAAAAGCATCTTGATTAAACTTAAATCTAATTGCTAAATAACATAAGCCACTTAATTTATGATTACTTCCCCAACTAGATAATGTAGATAATAATGTTGATGCTGATTGACCATCTGTTCCAAAGTGAGGCTCTATTCTAATTAAACTTTCGCCATCTTTGTAATAATTACTATCTGAACTATCTACTTCAACTGCATTACCATCTGTAAAACTACTAGCAAATGTTACAGGCTTTTCATCAATTAATATTTCTTCAATAGAATTTATCTCTCCCTCTGATAATACTAAAGCGATATATAGATATTCATTATCTGTTCCTGAAGATTCTACAAATACTCTAGTACCACCAACAAGTCTTTCTCCATAAATTACAGGAATATTACTATCATTAGATTGTTTATTTAATAACAATCCTTTTTCAAAATCATCAAATGAGTTAGTTCCAAAATCAGGTATGTCAGGTGTTTTAGGTCTTAATGCCCATGAAATTGCTAAAGTAGTTGCTAAAGCAATTAAAGGATTACCACCAAATAACCTAATTGCTGTTGGTGCTACTTTTGTTACTACTGATACTGCTGATTCTACTACACCACCCATTACTTATGAAACTCCCTTTTGTATTTACTAGATATTCTGTAAATATTATTGTTATCATCTAATCTTAACCAATTAATACATTGATTAGTTTTTAAAAAGTTTTTGAAATGATTATATACCCATGACATAACTATTCTTGCATTTCTTAAAATAAGAATATCATGTAACCAAAGTTTATCTCCACTTTGCCATTGGTTTTTATTTATTTTTGCATTTGATTTATAATGCTGTTCGTTTTCTTCGTTTAAAAAAGCCCAATTCACAAAACCAAATATACCTTTATCATCTCTAAATACTTTGTATTGATTAGCTTGTATTGATGGCTCTATATGATGAGATAATTCAATAACATTATGATTCTTATATTTATTAAATTGCTTATAAAAATTAACTACACTTTGCATTATGCTTTACCCCATTTAATATCTCTAATAGTTTCAGATGAAAAATCCATTCCAACATCTGTGCTAAAAAATCTTTGCTGTGATGTATTATTTGTTTTACGACCATTTCTTTTATCAAAGTCAGCCCATTGAGATACAATAGATAATACAACAGCACTTGAAGTGTCAGATTCTTGAACAGAAAAGTTTTCTATATTCCCTTTATATAAAATAATAGGGTCATCAATAAGACTATTAGAACTATCTAATAACCCTCTGTAAATAGTAACTTCATCATTAGTTACATTTTCATTGAGTACTGTTGATATGAATGTTTGGTCAGCACCAGATAAGGTTAATTTAACACTTGTTTTTGATATATCAGTTTGTTCAGAAAACTCTGATAAACCCATAATGAAATCTGATGAATTATAAGTAACTAATGAGCCTGAAACTGATGATGTTAGCGAAAAGGAACAATCAGTAATATTAACAGGAGTACTGAACCCAATAGTAATAAGATGTACTGGTCTAATATCATTTGTCGCTAATGCGTTCTTTATCGCTGTTGTTAGGCTTCTCGTCATATTCTTCGTAATTAGTTTGAGTTACACTTTCTGTACCTTTTAACATAGTAT